TCGGTCTGTCGATCTGGCCAAAAGACGCGGTTTGCCTGGAACACAGAGGACTTAGGGCAAGCTATGGCGTGCAACAAGGCGAATTTTTTGCCAGCCGGTCGGGCATCGATTGTTAGGGAGCATGGCTTTCGCCTGCCAACCATATCGCTGGCAACGTGACGCCCGAGTGTGCGCGCCCATGCGCGCCCGCGTGCGAGCATTGTGCTGGCTTTGTGAAGGCTATAGGCTGCTATTTGAGGCTATGTGTTATAGTATAACAGAAAAAAACAGATAGCAATAAAAATACATGCACAATTTACCTTAAAAAGTACATGCAAAATTGCATAAAAAATTATGGCCATCCTGGAGGCGCGCTTTGGGGTACTATAGTATGCAAAAAAAGCCTGCCGTTGCTGGCAGGCGATACATAATCCCGTGCTGTGGCGCAGTTTGCTGCGGCTCACAGCGCGCTTGTTGCGGCGCGCGTTGCATACCTACCCCCATACCCCTTCGGCGGGCGCGGGCAGGCGTGGGATGAAGAGCGCGCGCGAGCGCCTAGGCCCCTATGGGGGGAACCGCGTAAATCTACATACGATAATACCGACACACAAATTTGCGACAAACATTTGCCGCCTATAGGGGAGACCCTCCTGACTGAGCGGGAGCGAAGGAGGGAGGGTCTTTGGAGTAGTTGTTGTGGTGGTATGTCACAGAGGATGGATAGAAGCTGCGTGTTGCCTAGAGTCCCCCATAGTCCTCCTATAGACAATGCCTAATACATAACCTAATACTGTCTTACCATTGTCTTATAGTCCCCTATAGGGGTCATATAGGGGGCAAACCGGGGGCATATATTTTCAAGCTCCCCCTAGAGTGCAACCTAATTCAAAACCCGCATGATTCTGCGGATCATGAGAGGTAGTGTCTCTAGGGTGATTGTCTCCAACCAAACGGCTTCACATAGCTACTTGTACAGGACGCCCGTGGGCATCCTATAGAAATAGCCATAGAGGGCACACAGTCGAGCGTGTGATTGGGTCAAATGATGCACAGGTGGATACCCACCGCGAACCCTCCGACCCAACCACACAAGCTTTATGTGTCTTTATGCGATCAGCATGTCTAAGGCTTGGTCATGGTAGACCTCTTCACCAGAAGCTTTGGCTCCTTCGACGAACGCCTCGACCGTCTCGGACCAGGGGATAGTTTCCATGCCGTTCTCTTCGACGGCTCGATCCATCCAGTAGGCCATGCCATCGAGGCCAGCCTCCCGGTGCAGGAATACGTTATAGAGCGCCTTGGTCTTATACATGAGGGGCGTTTCTCCCTGGGCGAAGTCATCGTTCGCCTTGGCCCCTTCGGCCAGCCTTAGGACAGTCTCATGCGTGCCATTGGTCTCCGCATAGTCCGTCCAATAGTCACTGCCAGCCTCGTCGGGATTGCGCCCCATAGCTGCCCGGTAGAACGCATCGACGATCTCGTCCTCCTGGATGGCTTCCTTGGATGGGGTATCCGTCATGGCGTCTGCGTCCAGAGCCATCAGGACGGAGCCATCAGCGACAAAGGTGTCCGCTGTTTGTTCATACAGGGTGAGAACCTCGGCGTTGTTGAGGCCAGTCTCTTCCTTCACCTCACCGAAGGCCGCAGCAACCCTGGGAGACGCAAAGCTGGTGCCACGGACGCCATCGATGTCTCCATTAGCGAAGGCACCTGTCATGCCAGCGCCCCAATCAGAGTAGCTAGCGATCCCGTCCTGTCCATTCAGAGCGCCTGTGGCTTCTACCCAGGGAGCGCCTGCCAGCCAGGACACGCCTTCGCTACCATCACCGCTGTTACCAGCAGCGAAGGATATGAACACGTCTTCCTTCCAGAGGGACATCGTGGTCTCAAAGACCTGATCCATGCCATTGTACAGCTTGGCGACTTCTGGGCTATCTACAGTCGTCCCACTGCCAAAGGACAGGTTGAGGGTAGTCACGTCTGCTGGTCCCTTGGCGTACTCCAAGGCTGCCTTTAGGCCAGCGTTGATCTCGTCTATGGAGACGCTGGAAGCTCCCAGGTCATAGTGCCGGCCATAGTGAGTGAACGTCTCGTCAAAAGCGTCGTCTACGGTGGGACCGTGGTCGCCACTGAAGTTATCGATGATGTATCCGACCATAAATGCTCCTAGAAAGCACACAATCGAAGCTGTGGTGGGGTCTAAAGGTTGCCAGGGTGGATACCTCCCAACACACACTTAGACCCCACTCAGCAGCCGCTGTGTGGCTTTATTGGTTAGTGGCTTTAATTGTCCGTGATAGTGGAGCCGCCGTAGCTGCCCTCGCCATTCATCAGGACATCAACGAACTCACGGAAGTCGGCGTCCTCGCTGTAGCGAGTATGGCCCTTGCTGTCGGTGAATTTGACAAAGTTGCCACCAACAAGCTCCACAGTGATGCTCCGGGAGCCACTGGTGCTGTCGGCGGTAAAGGTGATGCTCTGGCTGCGATAGCTAACCATTATGATTTCCTTAGTATGCTGTCAGTATTCGAGGATTGCCCCTTGCCTCCCAGGGACACGCTCTCCAGGTCGAGGTCAGCATCTTCCATAAACTCTTCGATCTCTCGGTCCATGGCCTCTTGCTTACGATGCTCGATCTCCTCGTCCTGGCTTTGGGCCATCGCTTCGACCCAATAGTGGACGCCCCATGCCAGGGCATCCAACCTGTCATCGTGGGGTAGCGCGCCCTTCTCGCGCGTGATCCGCGTCATCTGGGCGAAGAGCATGTAGCGCATGGCCTGCTCGTCATTGAGATGCGCCACGCTCTCGTAGTCCCGCTTAATCACATCGATGTCCATGACAAGCCTGTGCTGGTTCATGACAGGTTCCATGATGTCGATAACGCGCGCCTCCTTGTGCATCTGGTTGGAGGCTTTAAGCTCTTCGACGGTTACGTTATAGACTTCTCGCAGGACCGGCTTGAAAAGCTCGATCCACATACCGTCGCCAAAGTTGCCCTCTACGATGATCTTGTTGACCTTGTATTGCTTGGCAATCTTAGCTAAACGCTCCAGGCTAGAGCGATCATAGCCGCCAGGAGTACCACCAGCATCCAGACAAAAGATTTGCGAATTGAGCATCTTGGTGACGGCATAGCCTGTCTCGTCCTTACCGCGCCCAGACGGGTCAATGGACATGACCGCGCCCCGATACGGTACGAAATTCCCCTCGATGGCCATAGGACGGTGGAAGCCATCTCCGGTGAGACCAACATTGGGAACCTCATTGCCTAGCGATTTGTTCTGATCCTGCGTCCACACGACCTTCTCAGGGCCAACGTCCACGTCCAAGTCCATGCAGATCAGGTCATTGAGCCGCAATGGATACCGCTCGGCGTCGGACAGGCGCGTGTCCAGCATGAACTGAAGGGCGAAGCCGGTCTTGCCCCAGGACTTCTCACGATCCGCAAGGTCGTCCTCGGGGAAGCGTTTGGGGTCTGTGGGGTAGCCTTCTAGCTCCGGCTGTTCCTCCAGGGTGTTCTGGATCATGGGAGCCAGACGGCCCTCGTAGTAGTCGATCTTGGCCCGCTGCGGGTAACGGGCAGGCCAGATGCGTAGGGTGTACCCACGGCTGGCCAGTACGTTGTACAGGGATTGTTCAGTCTGCGGAGTGCCCAGATACTTCACCCGGCCACCCGGCTTAAGGATGGCATCAAACTCACGCACGGCATCAGCCAGCTTGTCTCGCTGCTGCTGCGTTGCGCTATTCTTGGGAACCTCCACGTCGTCCGGTACGATCTCGTCCGCACGGTTACCGGCAAGTTGGCCTGTGATACCAAGCGACACGACGGATGGCTGCTGATCGACGCCCGCAGGGCCAACGTCAAAGCTCACCATGGAGCAACGTTGCTTAGGCCCAGGGGTCAGATAGGACAGCCATGGAACGTCATAGATCAAGTGCAGGACGAACTGCGTGAAGTTGTCCGCACGCTGCTTGGACGCCGAGACCACTAGGAACTTATAGTCAGGCTTCCAGGCCAGCTTCCAGACGACGTAGGACGCTGTGATCCAGGACTTACCGACACCGCGAAAAGCCTCCACCACAGCGCGCGATGGGCCATGCTGGAGGAAATTCGCGATGTCGTACTGGACGGGAGTAGGTTCCGGCAGGCCTAGATGCTGCCAGATCAGGTAGATGAAGTTTCGGAAGTCCTTAGGCACCCCATAGCTCTCGGCCAGGGTGTGCTTGCTCATTTATCGAAGTTGGCTTTTACCACGTTGCCATTCTCTTCGTCATCGAATGGAAGCTCATTGGCAAGCTCCCGCGTCTTACTTCCAGGCTTGTCTGGTGCCTCCACATTGTTGTCCCGTAGGAACTGCCGGATCACATTGAGGGTCGCAGGCTTGGGATCGACGCGGTAGGTGTTGCCTTCCTTGTCGGCTACGGTCTCCCCTTCACGAAGGCAACGCAGAAGGTGATCCGCTAAGCCTTCGTGGAGAAGCTGCCAAATGTCTTGCTCTGTGGCGTCTTTGGTCATGTCCCGATGCTCTTGAGGAACGGTAGGGCCTTCGTCAGGAAGAACGTCACGCCAGACGATACCAGGACAGAGACCGCCGCAATGACGCCCTGTTGGCGTTTCTGGTGGTACTTCATGTTCTGGAGTTG